TTAACTTCTGACAAACCTACTAAATAGTAGTGTAAATTAGGAGTTAGAAATATTATGGCTGAGTTATTTGGGTTCAAAATCACTCGTAAAAAAGATGAGGGAGAGTCATTCACTCTCCCTTCATCTGATGACGGTACTATTGAAGTCGCTGGTGGCGGTTTCTATAGTCAGACATTAGACGTAGATGGTCGAGACAAAACCGAAAATGATTTAATTAGACGATATCGTGATATTGCGATTCAACCAGAGTGTGATTCTGCGATTGAAGATATTGTTAGTGAAGGCATCGCTTCAAACGAATACGATGCACCTGTTGCCTTGCGGTTAGACAGGTTGGAATATTCCTCAAAGGTTAAAAAACGTATAAATGAAGAATTCGATAGGGTTCTTCAATTACTTGATTTCAATATCAAAGGACATGACATCTTTCGTAGATGGTATGTCGATGGTCGTATCTATTACCACAAGGTGATTGATAAGAAAGAACCAAGAAAAGGAATCAAGGAACTTCGTTATATTGACCCAAGGAAAATCAAGAAAGTAAGAGAGGTCATCAAAGATAGGCCTGACCCTGTTACTGGTATTGACAAACAGAAACAAACACTTGAGTATTATCTTTACAATGAAAAGGTAGTAGATAATAGTGCAACACCACAATCTGCACTCAAGATTACAACAGATTCCATTGCATTTTGTCCTTCTGGATTGGTAGACCAAACTAAAGGTTCAGTACTGTCTTATCTTCATAAGGCAATCAAACCTGTCAACCAGTTAAGAATGATTGAAGATGCACTAGTCATCTATCGTATCTCAAGAGCACCAGAACGTAGAATTTTCTACATTGACGTTGGTAATCTTCCTAAAATTAAGGCAGAACAATATCTAAAAGATGTGATGAGTCGTTATCGAAACAAGTTGGTCTATGATGCATCAACTGGTGAAATTCGTGACGATAGAAATCATATGTCAATGTTGGAAGACTTCTGGTTACCTCGTAGAGAAGGTGGTAGAGGAACAGAAATCACAACCTTGCCGGGCGGTTCAAACCTTGGTGAGATTGAGGATATTGTTTACTTCCAGAGAAAACTGTACAGGTCGTTAAACGTACCTATGTCCAGAATGGAAGCAGAACAAAACTTTTCTATTGGTCGTTCTACAGAGATTACTAGAGATGAATTGAAGTTCTCTAAATTTGTACAGAGACTTCGTAAAAAGTTCTCCGCTTTATTCCATGACGTTCTTCGCACACAACTTGTTCTTACAGGTGTGATTGCTGAGGAAGAATGGGATAAGATTAAAGAACATATTCAGTATGACTTCTTACAAGATGGTCACTTTGCAGAATTGCGTGACGCAGAAATCCTTAGAGAACGTATTGATATGTTGGGTCAAGTTGAACCTTATGTTGGAAATTTCTTTTCAAAAACTTGGGTACAGAAAAATATCCTCAGACAAACTGATGAGGAAATTGAAGAAATCGTTCAAGAAATTGAACTTGAAAAAGAAATTGAAGGTGGCGGAGAAGAAGAAGACAACTTTGAATCAAAAAAACCAAAGGGTAAAATGTTATGAGTATAGAAATAATTAATGCACTTGCAGATGGTGACAATCTAAAGGCAGAAAACGAATTCAAGGCAGCAATCTCACAAAAGATGGGTGCAAGTCTTGAGATTAAAAGACAAGAAGTTGCTGGTACTATGGTATCGCAACACGTTCCAGAAGTAGAGAATGTGGAAGATGAAGAAGTTTGATGAGTTAGTTACGTCATTACCAGAGAGTGACGAACACAAAAAATCAAAAGAATATAAGAAACTGTCTCCTAAGATGAAAGAGGCCGTTGACAATATATTTTCGATTATGGACTCTAAACCTTCAAGTTTCCTAAATACTTTTGAAAAAACTATAAAAGACTCCGCAAGGAAGTTCAAGGTAAAAGAAAAAGACCTTTTGAGCTACTTTGAGAGAGAAATGTTAGGACTGTAAAAATGATTTTAAAAGGAAGTGCAACTAATGTAACCTCAGCGACTACATTAAATAGAGCAACAAGAATTAGGGTTGGTGCGACTAATGCTGGAACAGTCACTATTGCGGCCGTAACTGGTACATTTAATGCACAATCTGCTGTTGCTGGTGCTGCAATTACAATATCAAGTCATGGTTTTACTACAGGGGATGAAGTTATCTATTCTGATGGTGGTGGAACTAAGATTGCTGAATTAACAGATGATGGTCTGTTCTTTGTAAAAGTAGTAGATGCAAATACAGTTAATCTTGCAACTACATTTACAAATGCACAAAATAACGTAGTATTAACTTTAACAGATGGCCCATCAGAAAATCATACAATAACTGCAACAAAGACATATGCTGGTTCGGTGGTATTAACCGCAGGCTCAGTAATTCTTATAGACAAAAGACCAAGTGATACTATTACTTGTTCTGCAGCGATGAGTTGTACAGCAGTTGGTAGTCAACCGTAAGGGGGAATTGAAATGAAATTAATTTCAGAACAAATTCAAGACGTTCAATACCTTTCGGAAGAAGACGAAAAGGGTAAAAAGAACTACAAGATTAAAGGTATCTTCTTACAGGGAGATATCAAGAACCGCAATGGTAGAATATATCCTGTTGAGGTTTTAGAAAAAGAAGTAAATAGATACAGTCAAGAATTTATCAACGAGAATCGTGCGTATGGTGAACTTGGACATCCAGAAGGCCCAACAGTCAATCTGGAAAGAGTATCGCACATGGTTACATCTCTGAAAAGGGATGGAAAGAACTTTGTTGGTGAGGCAAAAATTATGTCAACACCAATGGGTAATATTGTATCAAACATTATGGACGATGGTGGTAAACTCGCAGTCTCATCAAGAGGCATGGGTAGTTTGCAACAGAAGAATGGTGCAAACTATGTAAACAAAGATTTCTACTTGGCAACCGCAGCCGACATTGTTGCAGACCCATCTGCACCTCAAGCCTTTGTACAAGGTATTATGGAAGGTAAAGAATGGATTTGGAATAATGGTTTACTTAAAGAAGTAGACGTTGCGGAAATTCAAGAGGATATTGAACGAGGTATTCGTTCAAAAAATGCGAAATACCAAGCATTGGCCTTCGCAAAATTTCTCAAAAAACTGTAAAAGTATAAATATAGTATAATGAGATTAACATTAAGGAGAACTCCCAAATGTCAGAACTAGACAAGACAATTGAGGATTTGGAAGCAGAAGTTACTGCGGAACTTGAAGAAGCTGCAGACGCACCTAAAAAGGGTGCAGTTGCTAGTGAAAAAGGTTCTAAGGTAGAAGGTGATACAGAAGACCTTGGTGCTCCTGTAGTAAAAGGTGATGAGAAATCTGGGCCAGATGCTGCAAAGAAAATCAAGAAAGATACTTCTATCCCTACTGCCGTAAAAGGTGACGAAGCACCCCAAAAACTCAAAGAAGAAGACGAATCAGATGAGGACGAAAAAGACTCAGATGATGAGGAAGAAAAAATGGACGAAATGGACGATGAACCAAAAATGGATATGCCTAAAACTAAAAAGGGCATGGAAGATGTTGTCATCAAAGCCATGAAGTTAATGAAAAAGCCTGCGCTGGAAACCATGTGCGCTTCAGTAATGAAGGGTTCATATGGTTCGTCTAACGAAAGTGTTAAGAAAGAAGCTCTTGACATTGATTCTATTGACGTAACAGAAGATGTAAACGCTTTGATTGAAGGTGAAAACCTTTCAGAAGAGTTTACCGCAAAAGCAACTACAATCTTTGAAGCTGCCGTGAAGTCTAAACTCCGTAGTGAAGTCGAAAGACTTGACATTGAGAAGACACATGAAGTTGCAGAAGAAGTAGAAACTTTCAAAAATGAACTGACTGAAAAAGTTGATTCATATCTTGACTATGTTGTTAAAGAGTGGATGCAAGAGAACGAACTCGCTATTGATAGAGGGTTAAAAGGTGAAATTGCAGAAGACTTTATCACAGGACTGAAAGCGCTCTTTGAAGAACATTACATTGATGTTCCAGATGAGAAGTACGACATTCTTGAGGGTCAAGCTCAGAAGATTGAAGACCTTGAGGCAAAACTCAATGAAACAATCGAAAAGATGACTGACATGAACAAAGAGAAATCCTCACTTGTTCGTGAACAGGTAATCGCAAAAGTTTCAACAGACCTCGCTGATACTGAAAAGGAAAAGTTTGAGGGATTAGTTGAAGATGTTGAGTTTAACGGTGAAGAAGATTTCACTTCAAAACTTAACACCTTGAAGGAAAATTATTTTCCTAAGTCAGTTGCTACCCAAACCCTTGAGGAAGAAGTAGAAACTGAAAATCAAGAAGTTGACGTTAGTGGCGCTATGGCTGCGTATATGTCCGCTATCCAGAAGTCGAAACCCTATGGGGCGGAAGCTTTTAATATTGTGAAAAAGTAACTTTTAATAAATAATAATAATATAGAAAACATAGGAGAGAACTAAAATGTTCAATTCAGAGAACTTACAAGAAAAGTGGCAGCCAGTCCTTCAGCATCCAGATTTGCCTGAGATTGCTGATAACTATAAGCGTGCCGTCACTTCTGTTATCTTGGAAAATCAAGAAAAAGCACTAAAAGAAGATGCTGCCTTCCTTGGGGAGACAGTTCATGCCAACAATACTGCGTCTGCATCAAATTGGGACCCTATCCTAATTTCATTAGTAAGACGTGCTATGCCTAACCTAATCGCATATGATATTTGTGCAGTTCAACCAATGACTGGGCCAACTGGACTTATCTTTGCAATGAAATCAAGAATCAACTCTGCTGGTGGTGATGAAGCACTATTCGGTGAAGCAGATACAGATTTCTCTGGTGCTGGTACTCATGCTGGTACTAACCCTGCCGTACTTAACGATGGTTCGCCAGGAACATTCACTAGTGGTACTGGTGATACAACTGCAAACATGGAAGCACAAGGTGACTCCGCAGGCAACGCTTTCGCTCAAATGGCATTCACCATTGAGAAGGCGACTGTTACTGCAAAGACACGTGCTCTTAAAGCAGAATACACTATGGAACTTGCACAAGACCTTAAAGCAATTCACGGTCTTGACGCAGAAACAGAATTGTCAAACATTCTGTCTTCCGAAATCCTTGCTGAAATCAACCGTGAAGTTGTAAGGTCTATCTACAAGGCTGCAAAGCCAGGTGCTCAGACTGATACTACTAACGGTGGTATCTTCGATATGGACACTGACTCAAATGGTCGTTGGTCTGTTGAGAAGTTCAAGGGTCTTATGTTCCAAGTTGAGAGAGATGCTAACGTAATCGCTCAACAAACTCGTAGAGGAAAAGGTAATATCCTTATCTGTTCATCTGATGTTGCATCTGCACTTCAAATGGCTGGTGTATTGGATTACACTCCTGCTCTTAATAACAACTTGAATGTCGATGACGCTGGTAACACTTTTGCTGGTACATTGAATGGTCGTTATAAAGTGTACATTGACCCATACATGGCAAACGCTGCTGCAAAACAGTACTTTGTTGTGGGTTATAAAGGTACTTCACCTTACGATGCTGGTGTCTTCTACTGCCCATATGTTCCATTACAAATGGTTCGTGCGGTTGGTGAGAACACATTCCAACCTAAGATTGGTTTCAAAACAAGATACGGTCTTGCTCAGAACCCATTCTCAACTGCTACTGCTACTGATGTTACACTTGGTGCAAACGACAACGTGTACTATCGTAGAGTTCAAGTGGTCAACCTTATGTAATAATAAGAGTTGGGTCAACCAACCAAAAGGGAGAACTTCGGTTCTCCCTTTTTTTATTCTGTATAAATAGATGTATGGTACAGATAAACTCATTAAGCAGACAACCCACTGAATTTGACTACGCAGACCCAACTAAGTTTAAATTCAGTATCAATAAATTACCGTTAGTAGAATATTTTACTACTGCGGCCAACTTGCCAGGCATCAATCTTGGTGAGGCAATATTCCCAACTCCATTTAAATCAATCCCTATAATGGGTGATGACCTTACATATGAAAATCTAGAGATTTCATTTCTTGTAGATGAAAAACTTGCAAATTATACAGAAGTTCATAACTGGATGGTCGGTATTGGTTTCCCAGAATCAAGAACACAATTTGGTAATTTAAAAACTGAAGGTACACAGGTCGTACCATCTCAAGGTAAGGAAGCTGGACAGGAAAGTATTTCTGGAATGTTTTCTGATGCAACACTTACAATTACATCTGCAAAGAATAATCCTATTGTAGAAGCAAGATTTCAAGACATCTATCCTGTTGCATTAAGTAGTCTTGCATATAATCAACAAGAAGGTGATATAACATACTTAACAGCAAACGTGACGTTTACATATAAAATATACACGTTACATACATTATAAATAGACTAGGATGAGGTTCAAACCCCTTGAACATCTATCATAGACCCAAACGGTCAATATATCTAACGCAAGGAAGATATGCAATCTCATCCCTTTGAATTGAAGGATACATTATGAACTTAGAAGAACTACAAGAGATGTCCGCCAAGGACTTAAAGATTGACGATACACAACTAGATATCGAATCTCTCAAGACCCCAGAACTCTATGGGAAATATTTAAAAATATTCATGCGTTGGAACTTGTTATTGAAACAGGTTGAATCCAAACACCGTATTCTTTACAGACAGAAGTGGGAATACTACGGTGGTAAAGCAGACCCAGATGTTTACAGAGAAAACCCCCTCGACTTAAAAATACTGAAACAGGATGTTCCAATTTATTTGGAAGGTGATAAGGAGTTGATTGAATCTCAGCACGCTGTGGAATACCACAAAGCAATGGTAGACCATGCAGAGAAGATGTGCAAGATGTTAAACAATCGTGGATTTCAAATAAAGAATGCGATTGATTGGAAGAGATTCATGGAAGGTTCGATTTGATAATCTCAAAAAAGAATGAAGTATATTTAAACGTAGAAACTGACAAAGGTATCGCAAGAGAACTTTCAGATTTTTTTACGTTTGAAGTGCCAGGCGCAAAGTTCATGCCACAGTACAGAAGTCGTATGTGGGATGGAAAGATACGTTTGTTTTCCATGCAAACTGGTGAAATATATTTTGGACTGTTATCCTACATTGAAGAATTTGCAAAACGCAATGAAATTGAAATTGAATATAAAGAAGGAGTGAAGAATGGAGATACAATCGAATCCGATGTTGTACGAGAATTTATTCAAAGAGTTAGACCAAGAGCAAGAGGAGCTGATATACAGGTTCGTGACTACCAGTTTGATGCAATACTTCATGCGATTAGAAATGATAGGTGTCTTCTTCTTAGTCCTACTGCTTCGGGCAAATCATTAATCATTTACATTCTGTCTGTTTGGTATGCAATGAAGACAGAACAGAATATTCTTATCCTTGTTCCCACAACATCTTTGGTAGAACAGATGCACAGTGATTTCATTGATTATGGATTTAACGAATCTATGATGCAAAAAATATATCAAGGATACTCAAAGAATATCACAAAGCCCATTACAATATCCACATGGCAATCAGTTTACAAGATGCAAAAGAAATGGTTTGAACAGTTTGGTTGTATCATGGGTGATGAAGTACACATTTTTAAGTCAAAGTCATTAACAGGTATAATGAATAAGATGACCCTTTGTAAGTACCGTCATGGGTTCACAGGTACGCTTGACGGAACGCAAACACATAGGTTGGTACTAGAGGGTCTATTTGGTTCAGTAAACAAAGTAACGACAACTAAAGAACTCATGGACAGTGATACACTCGCAAAACTAAAGGTCGAATGTATTGTTCTTCGTTATCCAGATGCTGATTGTAAGTATATGAAAGACCTTTCTTATCAAGATGAGGTTGACCTAATTGTTCGTGATGAACGTAGAAATAAATTCATTATTGACTTGACAAAACACTTGACAGGTAATACATTAGTACTATTCCAATTTGTGGAAAAGCATGGAGATGTATTACATACGATGATGAAAGACTCCCTAAGTAACAGGAAGGTATTCTATGTTTATGGGGGTACTGACACCGCAACCAGAGAAGAGATTCGTGCAATTACAGAAAAGGAAACCGATGCAGTTATTGTCGCATCATACGGTACATTTAGTACTGGCATTAATATTCGTAATTTGCACAACATCGTGTTCTCTTCACCCTCCAAAAGTAGAATTAGAGTCTTGCAATCCGTTGGTCGTGCATTGCGACTTGGTGATAATAAGGACTCAGCTCGATTGGTAGATATTGCAGATGACTTTACTCACAAGGGAAAACAAAACTTCACATTACGTCACTTTATGGAACGAATAAATATATACAATGAAGAAGAGTTTGATTATGATATTAAACAAATCTCTATAGATAAAGGATAAAGATGGAACATCAAACAA